TGGTTTGATGCTGAATCAGCTTTGAATCATGGATTTGTAGACAAGATTATGTTTACAAATGAAGTTGCTCCGACTCTGGTAGCGAGTGAAACTCCTATGATCCCAAGTGATTTTATCGAAAAAATGAGGTCAGCAATGACACCAGATATCAATAAAATAGCAGAACTGGTAGCTGAAAAGCTAGAAGCTAAACTACCAGATATACAAATCGACAAAGAGGCTTTCGAAAATAGCGAATTCGTACAGAAGAAATTCAATCTTCCAGAAAGTCCAGAAAATAGCACAAACAAGACTGTTCCTAAAGGGTTCGGTCTTTTTATGTTTTAAGAAAGGAAAAAAATAGAATGACAATGCAACTATCTAACCAATTTGAAAAACAACGTCAGGCATTTATGGATGCCGTTGCAAATGGCGCACCTCAAGAAGAACAAGCAAAGCTTTACAATGACATGATTGAGTCTATGACCAATGAAATGATGGCTCAAGCCCGTGATGCTGCCCGTGAAGAAGTTTCAGCCTTGAATCCATACGATGCTAAGATGACCGCTGAAGCTCGTGAGTTTTTCAATAACATTGAAAAAGCCGCACCTAAAGGGATTGAGAAGCTCATCCCACAAGAAATCATTGATCGTATCTTTGAAGATCTGGTACAAGCTCGCCCACTCCTTCAACATATCGGCCTTAAAAGTGCTGGTATTCGCTTGAAATTCCTCAAATCAGAGCAAACTGGACAAGCTGTTTGGGGAAAAATCAATGGAGAAATCCAAGGACAACTTAAACAACAATTCAACGAAGAAGAAGCAATCCAACACAAATTGACTGCTTTTGTTGTAATTCCAAAAGATGCAGAAAAATTTGGACCAGCTTGGTTGGCAAAATTCATCTCTGTTCAAATCACAGAAGCATTCGCAGTTGCCCTTGAAGCGGCTTTCTTGAATGGTGATGGGGATAATAAACCTATCGGGCTTTCTCGTACTCTTACAGGAACTGTTTCTGGAGATCAGACAACTTATGCTGAAAAAGAAGCGCAAGCTACTAAGTTGACTTTTGCTGACTCAGCTACCGTAGTCAAAGAATTGACAAAGGTTTACAAACATCACTCTGTTAAAGCAGACGGAAAAACTCCAGTTGCAGTAGAAGGTAACCTTGTAATGGTTGTTAATACAGCCGACGCTTGGGATGTGAAGAAACAATACACTTCATTGAACGCTCAAGCTGTTTATATCACAGCTATGCCATTCAACCTTATCTTGGTTGAATCTGTGGCGCAGACGGCTGGTAAAGTCACTACATTTGTCAAAGGTCGCTACGATGCCTTTGTCGGTGGTGGTATTACACTTGGACGTTACACAGAAACATACGCATTGGAAGATTTGAACCTTTACACCGCTAAGCAATTTGCTTACGGTAAGGCTCACGATGAAAAGACTGCTGCTGTCTGGACTTTAAAATTACCTGAAGCTTAATTTAGGAGTTGAGTCATGACTGCCGAAGTAGAACTTCATCATCTTCTTGCTGCATTTAAGGAGAGAATGAGGATTTTTCACGATGGAGAGGACACTAACCTTTCCAGAATGTTAGAAAGCTCTGAACAAGCTATTTTTCAATTCGTTGGTACTACAAACCACAATCCACGAGTGAGAGAACTTATTTTAGAGCGTGCACGATATGCCTACAATGATCAAGTTGAATTTTTTTATCAAAACTTTCAAGGAGATTTGATGGCTTTATCTCTTGAAAATTATAAATTGGAGGAAATAGATGATTAAGGTTTTGAAAGATTTTTATGACCTTAAAGAAGGTCAATATCGCTCAGTTGGGTCTGAATTTGAAGCGACAAAAGAACGCTTTGATGAAATCAATGAAGCATTGCCTGATTTTGTTGAATGGTCAGAAAAACAACCAGAAGTAATAATTCCTGATGTCCCATCATACTAATCGTCCTAGTTATCGTTATAAAAAGCCTGAGTCTCAAAATGGAGACCTGAGAACTCCCCTGACTTTCTATACTTCTAAGGTTAAAGAGGGAGTTGATGGTCGTGATATGAGTTACAAGAAGGCTTTTTATACGATGGGGCAAGTTTACTCACCTAGTTTCAAAGACATTGAAATCGCGACTGGAAAATCGATGAAAGCTAAGATGACTTTGAAAATTCGTGACCCTCTGACAGATTATCAACCTGAAAGTCGGCATTTTGTCGAAGTGGGGGATATTCGTCTGGTTGGTAAGAAATGGCAGGTCATTGACGTGCGTCCTGATTATGATAATCGGGATTTTTTGATAGTTATTATCGGAGGTGGTCGTGATGTCTAGTGGCGCAAATCTAAAAGGATTTGATGATGTTTTGAGAAATGTTGAGGCTCGGATAGGAGAGCCAGTGGTTCGCAGAAAGGTCAACAAGGCTTTAAAGGAGACGGTTGAGGAATTTGAGCCGACTTTTAAACGGGCTATGGCAGTGTACGCTGACACTGGTAAGACGGTTGGAGCTGTCGTGCATGGAAATGTTACAGGTACTGCCAATGGTGTTCCGATGGTTAAATTAGGTTTTAAAAGTCCTCGTTGGACTCTTATTCACTTAAATGAATTTGGCTATGCAAAGAATGGCCATCCTCGTGGTTTCGGTATTATGCGTCGCTTTTTCGAAGGTAGTAAACCGATATTCAAATCCAAAGTTGGCATGAAGTTAAAACAGGAGTTTTTATAATGATTAAAGACAAATTAACTGAACTCTACAACGCTTTGAAAGAGGATGAGTCTTTATCTGGTATTAGTATCAAGTCATTTGAACGTCCTGAGACATTGGGAGATGACGAGACGAGTATTGTCATTATCCCTGTAGGGCCTCCAATGCAGTCGGCTCATGGGAGTAACACCAGTTTGGCTAAGACTTTTCTCTATCAAATCAATGTAGAGTCTATTAATCGATTGGAGTGTAAAGAACTCCAAGGAAGAATTGAAAAAATAATGGAAAATCAGGGATTTTATCAGACTGAAGGTGGTTTGGAACAATGGATTCCTGATATCAAACGTTATGTGGATGCTCGGACTTATAAAGGTCGGAGTGCTCTATATGAGAAATACTAGAAAGAAGGAAAAAGAAATGACAGTAAAAGGAACTGCACTTATTGGACTTAAATCAGTTACCATTTGTGTGCATGATGGAAAGACTCCAACAGTTGGAGAGAACCTTTTCACACTAGAAGGTAAAGATAATGAAGGGGCTACACAGACCGCTAAAGTAACTGGATTATCTAGCGACCCTGTAAAGACTTATGGTAGTAATGTAGCTTATCACGTATCCAATCGAGGGGTAGGTGATGTTAAGGTAGAGATGGGGTTGCTTGATGTCCCATTGGCTTTATATACGAATGCTTTGGGGTATGGCGATGATGAGGGTATCTATTACTTCGGTGCAGACACAGTTGCCAAGAATGTTTCTATTCTCATTGAAAGTAATACCGCTAATGGGGAGCCAGCTTACTATGGTTTTTATAAAGGTCAGCTTTCTATGGATGCTATTGATTTTGAAACAATCAAAGATAAGGCGAATGAGTTAGCTACTACTAATGTGAATTTCGCTGCGACAGCTAGTTCAGACGCTGCAACTAATGGTCGTTATGGAGCTATTGTCTATGGTTCAGATGCTGAAAAGTTGAAGAAATTGAAGGGTCAATTAAACATGACCGCTGCAGCGTAGGAAGAGGGCGCAAGCTCTCTTTTTATCTTTTTTCTAGAAAGGAAAGTATATGGCTAAGGTTAAATTTTTAATTAAAAATGAAAAAGGTCAAGATGTTCAAAAGACCAGTAAGGAAATTACTACTAAGGACTATCGCGACTATCTGGTTATGAATGAGGCAATGTCTAAAGACATGTCTGACGTGGAAAAGTTGGATAAGCAATTGGACTTTATCGCTAGTCTCTTTGAAGATGTGACGGCGGAGCAGTTGTTGAAATATACAGACTTTGCTCGTATCATCGAAATTTTTGCGGATATCTACGCTCATTTGGTCGGTGACGTAGACCCAAAGGGGACAAATTAGAGTCTAGTGAGGCTTTGCGGCGGTTCTATGGTTTTATCAAGCATGTCACAGAGGGACCTTATGGAATGAGTATTCGTGATGTGATGGATACGAGTTGGGAGGATCTGATGGGGGTCTTGGGAACGATGGAAACGAGTGAGAGAGAAGAAGTTATAGATCTGGCTGATTTGTTGGGAACTATATAGCTTTCAACTTGCAAATGTAGCTACACAGGAGTATAATAATGTTGAAAAGATGGTGGCTACATGGATAAGCAATTTGTTATACGAGCGAGAGTTGATGAGAAAATTGTAAATAAACTAAATTTTATATCAACAAAGCTACAACAAGGACGATCAGAAACGATCCGTCAAGGGATAGAGAAGCTCTATAGAGAGCTGGGAGGACAAGATGAGTAGAAAAGGATTGATTTGGGCACGTATTTGGTTAGGTGTTGCTATTTCTGCTTTGGCTTTCTATATCTATACGATTATTTATATCTTTAATCATGATATGGATGAAATCTTTGCGCCTTTCATCATGTTGTTAATTTATGCACCGTTGATTCCTTTGTTTTTGATAGCAATTGGTGGAATGTCTTTATTAGCTTGTGTAGAATTTGCTTATCGTAATCTGCAACGATATAAATAAATGAAAAGAGTCCGTAAGGACTTTTTTTATTTACTTTGAGATAAAAGGAGGAACAATATGGCAGGCGGAACGCCGTTAGGTCAGATGTATATCGAGCTAGGGCTGGACGTGTCGAAGTTCAACCCTACTCTAAATGGTGCAAAAAATGCTGTAAGGTATTTTCAAAACAATGTCCGTTCTTTGGATAGTACTCTGAAAGGAAATGAAAAAAATGCTAGCTTACTTCAAGCTAAATACAAGACTTTAGGACAAGCCATTGATTCACAACGTAAAGTTTTGGATGAGATGAAGAAAAGTTTTGACAAACTTGATCCTGGAACAGCTAACTTTGATAAAGCTGCAGCTGATATTCAGCGTGAGAATGCTAAGTTGGCAGCGATGGAAAACCAGCTACGTGGGGTTGAAAAAGCTTTGCAAGATGTGGGGCGGGAAAATAGCTGGGCTGGTAAAATTTCGAATCAGTTATCAAAACAAGGGGAAAAGTTTGAGTGGCTAGGTGGGAAATTGCGTGGTATGGGAGACGCTATGCGTCCAGTATCGACTTTAGTAGCTACAGGATTTACACTAGCAACTCGTAAAGCAATGGAGTTCGAGGATCAGATGAACACTACAAAATCACTCCTTGCAGACACTGTACCTACTGTTGAAGAACTAAATACAACAACAAAAAGATTAGGCGAGAGTTCGAAAGGCTGGGCGAAACAGTATGGTATCTCAACATCCTCGATCAATGAGGGGATGCAGGAAATTATCAAAAAAGGGTTTGATGCTAATCAGACTATCGCTGCTATGCCATCTATCTTAGATGCTGCTAAGGCATCAGGGGATGATTTTAACGTTGTAATGAATGCTTCTACTAACATCTTGCGGCAGTTTGGGTTAGAGGCTAAGGACACGAACCGTGTTACAGATAGCTTGACTTATGTGGCCAACAAGACATCGGCTGGCTTTGCAGATATGGGGCTAGCCATGGAGTATATAGGTCCTGTTGCTCACTCTTTGGGGATGTCTATCGAGGAAACTTCTGCAGCTATCGGTCTTCTTTCTGACAATGGTATCGCAGGGGAAAAGGCTGGTACAGCTTTACGTGGTGCGCTTTCTAAATTACTCAAGCCATCTAAATCCAATGCCGCAGCAATGAAAGAGCTTGGTTTTAGCGTTGAAGAATTCCAGTCTGGTGCATTGAAGTTGCCAGATATTATTGATCGAATCAAGAAATCTACTGAGGGCTGGACGGATGCAGAAAGATCCTCTGCTATTGCTCGTGCCTTTGGGGTTGAAGCTCAAACCGGGATGAATGCCCTGATTAACCAAGGAGGGGATGCACTTCGGAATCTAACAAAACAAACTGAAAACGCTCGTGGATATACACATAAACTTGCTAGAGAGTTGATGAACTCTTCAAAAAATGGAGTTGAACGATTTAAAGCCAATCTGGAAGTGCTGCAGATAAATATTGGTCAAAAATTGTTACCAACTCTAAGCCCTCTAATTGAGAAGGTCAATCACATTATAGAGAGTTTTTCAAAAGCTTCACCAGAAGTACAAAATTTTTGGATAAAAGTTGGTCTAGGTGCAGCAGTTGCCTACCCTGCTTTGAATATGCTTGGTAATTTCTCAACAACCCTCGGAGGAGTATTTAAAATCGCTGGAAAGGGGGTTGAGCTACTTAACACAGCAAGAAATATATCAGCAGTAGGGGCAACCGCTGCTGACGCTGGTGCAAGTGTAGGATTGTTGTCAAAAGCAGGAACATTTCTTGGGCTTGCTTTTACACCAACAGGAGCTGTAGTTCTTGGGGCGCTGGCAGTTGGGGGTGCAATTGCATACTTTGCTCACAAAGCCTATGAAGCCAGACGACGTGCTCAAGAATGGGGGGCAAGTGTCAGTGTGGATCAAGCAAATCAACTTCAAGATTTCAAAGATAAAGTAGATGAAGCAAACCATGCGATGACAGATTTTGGATCAGGCGCTACTAGTGTCGATAAGGTAACTGAGTCTGTCAAAAAGCTAGCTACTGAGATTCAAAAGTTAGCTGATGAAAACTTAGCCAAAGACATCGATTTAGCACAAAAGTTAGGACTTAGTGATGAAGCAATTCAAGCTTTAACTGAGCATTCTAATCAAGTTAAAGATAATGTGCAACAGATGTCAGACGAGGTTATCAAAATTTATCAAAACTCAGCTAATAATCATCGAAAACTTTCTGAAGAGGAAAAAGCAATTGTTTTAGCAAATCAGAATGAACTTATCAATACACAGTTAGAGTTGATGGAATATTCTGGCGAAGAACGTATCAACATGATTAAAGCTTTCAATGGTCAGGCCGATGAATTAAATACAGAACAGCTAAAAAAAGCCACTGAATTAACTGAGAAATGGGCCAAAGATGAACAAGCTTCTTACCAAGAACGTTTGGATGGATACAAGAAACTCATGGAACAAATCAAAGGCGAGGATGAAAAATCTGTTAAAGCTCGCGCTGAGATCAAGAGTAAAATGGAGCAGTTGGAAGCTGAACACACAGCCAAAATGGAAGCGTATAGTCAAAAATGGAACGATTTGCAAGGTAGACTTTTAAAAACTTTAAAAGTTAGTCCAGAAGCATTAACCGGCATTATGAATCAGCTTAAATCACGAGCTGAGGAAATGGGATTGACTTACGATGAAATGGCCATCAAGTTCCAAAACACCTTCTCAAAAGTGCAAGAAGGTAATAGTATGTGGGCACAAACTGCTAAAGATGCAACTGAATCAATGAAGCTTGCAAACACTCAGTGGAATTCCATGGTATGGGATGAAAAAACTGGTAAGCTGAAAACAAATGCAGTTGAAGAAATTCAAAAGGCCCTTGAAGCAGAAGGTGGATGGGATGCCATGCAATTCATCCTTAAAGAAGCGAATCTTGAGACTAATGCTCGTTTGACTATCGGAGAGGCTCTGGTAGCAAACGGCCAGTGGGAGCAGTTATCTCCAGAAGAAAAAGAACTAATTGTGAATGGCAAACCAGCGGTACAAGCTATCTTGGATAGCAAAGAACTGATGTTACAATGGAACGATTTGCCTTCTGAGGTAAAAGAAATTCTTGGTAAGAATGAAAGCTTTTTAAGCAGTGCAGAAGGTGCTAAGCAAGCATTGACTCAGTGGAACTTAATGACACCGAGCGAAAAAGCATTGACTTTAAAAGATTTAGCTAGTAGCGATATTAAGGTAGTCCAAGGTCGTATCGATATGATGACTGGTAAGCAATTACCAATTGAAGCGATTGACAATACACCAAGCACTGTAGAGTCGGTGTTGTACGGTGTAAATTCTATTCGTCAACATAAACCAGTTGATATTAACGCGGCAGACTTGACAGGTGCTGTCCGAAACGAGACAAGTAGTGAAATCAATGCTATTAAGCAAAACACTCCTATTGGCATTTCGGCTCAAAACAATACACAAGGAACTGTTAATGAGGTTCAGAGTGGTGTCAATGGTATCCAGGACAAAACTGTTACTATCAACGCTCGAGACAATGCTTCTGGTGTACTTTCAGGGATTCGAAGCTGGATCAATAGTGTAACGGGCAACTTCTTTACAAATATTTTTGCAAGCAGACACGCCCACGGGACCAACTACCACCCTGGTGGTCTTGCTATTGTCAATGACCAGCGCAACAGCAACTACAAAGAAATGATTACCTTACCAGATGGCAGGAGTTTCATTCCTGAAGGCAGAGATGTTCTGCTCCCTCTTCCAAAAGGTTCAAAAGTATTGCGAGCTGACAAGACTAGACGTTTGATGCGTGAGATGGGGATTCCCAAATACGCGACAGGGGTTGGTATTCCTAGCGATGCGAAATTCCTCCGTGAAATGGAAGAAGCGCAGCGTAATATTACAATTCAGACTACAAGTGTTCAAAATGGTCAGGATACAGAAAAAGTCGTTGCTGAGATGAGGATTCTGAGGGCAAGTTTAGAAAAATTGCTTATTGCTATCCTCAACAAGGATACGAACGCTTATATGGATAGCTCTGTAGTGACGGATATTATAACCAAGAAGCAGAGAGAGCGAGAAAGAATGACACTAAGAATGAAAGGAGTGCTTGAATGAGTGAAGTGACAATGCGTTTCAATAAAACTGATTTCCGAGACCTTATTGAAATCCATGACATCCAACGAGAGATCGGGAACAATCGCTCTATCTCTATCGACCAAGCACCAAGAATCGGAGTCAATATTCAGCAACAAACCATTGATGCAAAATATATCAAGGTAGATTTTTCGATCTGGTCCGAAGACAGAAATACCCTCAAGCACAAGCTTGCGGGTATTTTTAATGTTGATAGTCCTAAAGAGCTGACATTTTCAGATGAGCCTGACAAATACTATCTGGCCATGCCGATTGAGAGTATTTCAATGCAAGAAACGAGCGGTCGAAGGTCAACCGGTTCTATAAAATTCATTGTTCCAGACGGTGTAGCCCATAGCACAGCTTATAAGAATTTCAATAGTGATTCAAATGCACAAACTACAACCGATAAAATGGTTTTTGACTTAGTAAACAATGGGACAGTTGAGGCCTTTCCAATTATCAGAGTTAAGCATAATGCTGAAAATGGATATATAGGTCTTGTCAATAATAATACGGCTTTTGAGATGGGAAACCGTGAGGAGGCTGATACTGAACCAGTCAAACAGTCTGAGGTCTTGCTTGATTTTAGAGGCGACAAAATCGCTGACGGCTTTGCTAGAGCAGTGAAAAATAGCTCAGTGACCAATAGCAGATGGGACAATATAACTGGGACATCTGAACTAGTCACAGTAGATGGCAAGAAACGCATAAAGGTAAGGGAGCAGGCCGGCGGGGCTTACAATGAGAATTATGGTGCAGGGCTTTCATGGGAGATACCTGCAGACTCAACAGGTCAGAAAGGCTCACTCAATGATTATCTATTTTGTAAATTGGTCTATCAGCTAGAGTCAATCAATCAATGTGGCTTTATTAAGATAGCTGTATCTGACACAGCAGGTCAGTTTTTGTATGGAATTGAAACCTATAAGCGCTATAACGGTCTATACTGTGAATTTAATGTCTTTGCGACAGATAACGCTGGTGGATATAACTTTTTAAAAACTTTGCTTTTTGATTCTTCTAGCGACAAAAATACAAATCCGTTTGCACTTTCAAAAGGTCAATTTGAACTACAAAGAAACGACGAGAGAGTTCAAGTTTATTATAATGGCTCGCACTATGACTTTATTGTCCCTGAAATCAAAGGCAAAAAGTCAGCTAAGATCCATGTGACGATAGGTGCTTTTCGCGGGAAAACAATCATCTCTCACTTATATCTTGATGAGTTGATGTATCGTAAGGACTTTGTACAAGCATCAAGAGACATTCCTAATCGCTATCCTATCGGTTCAAATGTTGTAATCAACAGTGAAGATGATACGGTCTATATTGACGGCATCGCTAAAGCTGGAGAGGTTGTTGATGGTTCACAATGGCTATCTGTACCGCCTGGAGAATCTAAACTTGAGATGTATTTTTCAAGTTTTATCAAGAAAAAACCAACCGTGACAATCGAATTTGAAGAAAGGTGGCTCTAATCATGCTTTTAACAATTCATGATGCAAATTTACAAAAGGTTGCTTTTGTTGATAATAGCAAGCAAAGCACACTTAACTTTTACAACGATACATGGACTAGAAGTTTACAAACAGGATCATCCACTTTTGAATTCACTGTATTTAAAAAGTCTATTAAGTCAGACACTCCAACCCAAAAAGCCTATTCTTATCTGAATGAACGGGCGTGGGTATCTTTCAAATATCATGACAAGAGCTTTATTTTCAACGTTATGCAGGTTGAAGAAAATGAGCAGACAATTAAATGTTATTGCGAAAACCTCAATCTTGAGCTTATCAATGAGATAACCAACCCTTACAAGGCTACAAAGGCTATGAGCTTTGCTGAATATTGTGAGGCTATGGGCTTGTTAAACTATACTCACCTATCCATCGGCATCAATGAAATTTCAGATTACAAGCGTACTCTGGAATGGGAGGGGCAAGAAACCAAACTAGCCCGTCTATTAAGCCTAGCCAAACGATTTGATGCAGAGATTGAATTTTATACACAGTTAAATGCTGACAGTACAATTAAGAAATTCTCTATCAATGTCTATCATGAAAACGATGACGCACATCAAGGTGTAGGTCGTATCAGAAACGATATAAGCTTAAAATATGGCAAGAATATCACTTCTATCACCCGTAGAGTTGATAAGACAGGTCTTTTCAATTCAATCCGGCCAACTGGTAAAAGACGGGTAAAAAATGGCTCTGGTGAAGAAGTTGAAGAAGTAGTTACAATACAAGGTCTTGATGAGTGGAAAAAGTACAACAAGGATGGAATTTGTGAATTTTATCAATTAGGGGCTCATCTTGTTGCTCCAATCTCTATGCAGCTATATCCATCAACATTCACACATTCAACAGGTGAACTAGACCAGTACATAAGAAAAGATTTTAGTTACGATACCGACAATCCAGAAGAATTGCGACGTCTAGCATACAATGAACTAAAAAAACATTGCTATCCAGCAATTACTTATGAAGTCGATGGCTTTGTCGATGTTGAAATCGGCGATACAGTCAAAATTCATGATTCAGGATTCAATCCTTTGCTAGTAGTTCAAGCGCGAGTTACTGAACAGAAAATCAGCTTTTCAAATCCAGCAAGCAACAAAACAATATTTTCAAACTTTAAAGCCCTTGAAAATCAGTTGTCAGATGGTATTCAAGAGGCGCTTGAGCGCTTGTTTGAGCAGTCTAAACCTTACACAATTAAACTTTCAACTAGTAACGGTATCATTTTTAAAAATCAAACTGGAGAAAGTGTTATCACTCCTACACTTTACAAAGGCGGTAAGTTGATAACGGCTGGAGTCACTTGGAGATGGTCTTTAAATGGGATTGTAACAACTGGTCAGACATACATCGCTAGAGGTAGAGATGTTTCTGGCGTGATCATATTGACGGTTGCGGCTTACATAGACAATGAAGAAGTCGCAGTTGATGAAATCTCTCTAGTAAATGTATCCGATGGTAAGAATGGCCAAAATGGTGACAAGGGAGACCAAGGTTCCAAAGGTGACAGAGGAGAAAAAGGAGAGCGTGGGGAACGTGGACTTCAAGGAGAACGAGGCTTACAAGGACTCCAAGGATTGCAAGGTGCTAAAGGTGACCAAGGCATCCCTGGTGCAAAAGGGGCGGACGGCCGTACACAGTACACGCATATGGCTTACGCTGATAATGCTGCTGGTGGAGGGTTCAGCCAAACCAACCCTGACAAGGCCTTTGTTGGGGTGTACATTGACTTTAATCCAACAGATAGCAGAAATCCTGCTGACTATCGCTGGACAAGATGGAAAGGTCGTGATGGTGCCGATGGACTACCAGGTAAACCAGGAGCAGATGGAAGAACGCCTTATGTTCACTTTGCGTACTCTGACAATGCGGATGGTTCTGGTTTGACAATGACAGATAACGGACAGCGTTATTTTGGGCATTATTCAGATTATGAGAAGCCTGATAGCTCAGATAAAACTAAGTACAAATGGGTTGATCGTTGGGCTAAAGTTGAGGTTGGTTCGCAGAACAGGTTTGTTCAAAACACTTCTGTTGCAGGGTATTTAGGGAATGCTGGGGTTGTTTACACAGCTAATACCGCGAACAAGGAAATAACGTCCGATTTTATTGAAATCGATGGAGCATCTAATCTCATCTATCAGCTTTGGGTGACTACACCTTCCGGAGGAATACCTTGGCATGCTTGGCAATTTTACGATGCTAATAAATCACCTATCGGAACTCGACTTACAGGTAAGGATAGTTATACAGTTAGGGCACAAAAGTGGCATATCGTCAATAATATTACAGTACCAGCTACTGCTAAATTTATTAGATTATCTGCTAGAACTTACGAAGACGCCAAAATTAAATTAGAAATAGGCACCATCCCCACAGATTGGTCTCCAGCTGTCGAGGATATCCAGAATGACATAGACTCTAAAGCTGACCAAGGTTTGACTCAGGAACAGTTGAATGCCCTTAATGAGAAATCACAGATTTTAGAGGCCGAAATGAAAGCAAAAATTTCTATGGAGGCCTTTGGCGAATTAGAAAAAGCATATAATGCCTTTGTAAAATCGAATGCAGAAAGTCAAAAAAAATCTGAGTCTGATTTGGTTGAAGCAGGTAGAAGAATTGAGTTGTTGACAACTCAATTTGGAGGATTAGCAGAACTTAAGACATTTATCGATACTTATATGAAAAGTACAAACGAGGGTTTAATCATTGGTAAAAATGATGCAAGCTCTACTATCAAGGTATCAAGTGATAGGATCTCCATGTTTTCTGCAGGAAAAGAGGTTATGTACATTTCGCAAGGTGTAATAAATATTGACAATGGAATTTTCACTGCATCGGTTCAAATTGGACGTTTTAGAACAGAACAGTACCATCTTAACAAAGATGTGAATGTTGTTCGATATTTGGGAGGTTAAAAAAGGAAAATGACTAAATTTATCAATTCTAGCGGTTCACTACACTTGAACATTTACATTGAACAAGTTAGTCAAGATATCGCCAACAACTCCTCAAGAGTTAGTTGGAAAGCCACTGTTGACCGTGATGGTGCTTACCGCACATATACTTATGGTAATATTAGTAACTTGTCTGTATGGTTAAATGGGTCAAGTGTGCATAGTAGTCACCCAGACTTTGACACATCCGGGCAAGAGTTTACTTTAGCAAGTGGGGAAGTAACCATCCCACACAGTGGTGATGGAACTAAGACTTTTGCAGTATGGGCATCGTTTGACCCAAATAACGGAGCACATGGAAACATTACCGTATCAGCAAACTATACACTTTCAAGCATCCCTCGATCTAGTAGTGTAAGTGACAATGCTCTTTCAGGAAATAGGCAGCTCGGAAGTCCCCACATTCTCACTATTGACCGCAAATCTAGCTCATTTACTCATCAGGTTTGGTACAGAGTTTTTGGAAGCGATTGGATAGACTTGGGGAAAAATCATACCACTAGCGTCTCATTCACTCCTCAGCTTGACCTTGCTAGATACAACACAAAAGCAAAGTCTGGCACGATGGATATATGTGTCAGAACATATAATGGAACTACTCAAGTTGGAAATGATATTTACTCAAACGGATGGTATTTTGAAATTCCGGAAAGTGTGAAGCCGACATTTTCTAGTTTTACATTAACTGACATGAATACTGTCGCTAGGCAGCTACTGAGTGGAAATAACTTTTTACAGATTATTTCCGACATTCAGGTAGATTTTAATGGTGCTAGTGGTGCCTACGGTTCAACTATTACAGGATATCATGCTGAAATCGTCAACAAGAATCAGGTCACAACTAAAAATGGCGGCAGGCTCGGTATGATGAATTTTAATGGTTCAGCAACGATACGTGCTAGTGTGGTTGATAGTCGAGGCAGGCAATCAGATACTAGAGATATTACAATCAATGTTATTGAGTATTTCGCACCAGCTTTTAGTTTTACAGCCTTTAGAACACGTGAAACGCCTAACATTATTCAAGTCGTCAGGAATGCTAAAATAGCTCCTATCACCTTATCTGGCAGTCAAAAAAATGTCATGACTCTATCATTTAAAGTAGCTCAATTAGGTAGTGCAACTTTTACCGCTGATCATGGTAGCGCTTCGGGTATTTGGACAACTCAACACACCTTAAATAATTCAGCCGCTAACATGGCAGGTAATTATGTTGCAACCAAGTCATTTGTGGTCATAGGAACTCTATCTGATAAGTTTACAAGTACAGAATTTACAGCAACCGTTGCAACTGAAAGTGTGGTCATGAGCTATGATAAAGATGGACGTGTGGGTGTTGGTAAAGTTGCAGAACAAGGTGATACCGGTTCACTTGATGTCCTGGGAGACATCTATGCTAGAAATAAACCTATTCAACAATATCAGTTAACTGATAACAGAGGCTTTGGTAAACTTGTAAGGCAAGATTTCAATAACATGAAAAGTACTGGATTTTGGTGGCTGGACGGTTCATCTCCTAACAATCCATTTAATGGGGCGTGGGGGATGTTAGAAGTATTTAGACCTAATCCTACGACCAACGAGGCTATACAACGCTTCACAACATCTTCAGGATATATGGCGGTAAGAGAGCTTGGACATGATAATGTATGGAGGCCGTGGCGCTATCTAGTGCAACAATCAAAATCCACTAACAACTCTGATTATGTGGCTTTGTTAAAATCGGAAAGCGAGCCCACATCTTGGAGAGACTTATCTTTAAAAAGCGGATGGCAACATCATCCCGGATACACTAATGTGCAATACTCTAAGTCATTTGATGGAGTAGTTTACATCAGAGGATCAGCTAGAGGTGGGAAGATAGATAGAGAAACAGTGATAACAACCTTACCAATTGGTTTCAGACCAACACAAGTATTATACCTATCAGCAATTAACAATAGCTATTCAATGGTAACTTTGGCTATCTTTCCAAACGGAGACATAGTTGTAAAAAATGATGTTGACTCAAACTGGCTTAACTTTGATAATGTATCTTTCAAAATCTAATAATCGTAAAAAATCCCTAATTATTAACGGATAATGAAACCATAAAGGAGGAATGACAATGCTAAAAGTCACTAAAACACGTCAGCTAGTAGCTGAATTTTTCGCACAAGATGGCGACCAACAAAAATTGGTCAAAACTACTGTAGTTAACACAGATAATGAAGCTGTTTCAACAACATCCGAAACACTGCATGATCCGGATTTGTACGCCAAGAATCGTGTCAGTATGCGTAAGCATGAGCAAGAGTTACGAGAAATGCGCTATAAGATTGAAGATGCCATTTTGGCAGAGCTGGAAACAGATGAACATAAAGAGCATAAAGAGTAGGAGGTGTGTATGCCAGAATACGAGCATTTAATTGTGCAAATTTTTCTCACTCTAATTCCTGTCATCGGTCTTTACTTCTCTATGAAAGATAAAGCTACCAAGCAAGAAAATCGTCTCACGATTTTAGAGAAAGATATCGAAAATCTGAACGAATTCAAGACATCAGCCAACAAACGGCTCGATAACCACGATGAACAGAATAAGGCTATCTTAGTACTAGCTGAGCAAGTGAAATCACTTGGTGAAGACGTGAGAGAGCTTAAAAATTTAATTCAAAATAAACAATAAAAGGAGAATAAACATGATTAACTGGAAAGTACGTTTTAACTTAAAGAACAAAACATTCTTATTGCGAGTGGCATTCGCTTTAGCCTTGCCAATTCTCGCATATTTCAATCTCAAACCGGAAGATTTGGTCAGCTGGGGAGTTATCTTCGACTTGCTAGGTAAATTCTTTGCAAACCCTTATCTTATGGGGTTGACGATTGTAAATATCTTGAATATCATTCCAGACCCAACAACATCAGGAATCTCTGATAGCAAACGTGCTCTTGACTATCAAGAACCAAGCGAAGATTAGGAGAAAACAATGAAGAAAAACGATTTATTCATCGACGTATCTAGCCACAATGGATACGATATTACAGGTATTTTGTCTGACATGGGGACACAGAATACTATTATCAAAATCTCTGAAAGTACAAGCTATATCAACCCTTGTCTGTCCGCTCAAGTTGAGCAATCAACCCCTGTTGGATTTTATCATTTCGCATGGTTTGGAGGTGACATCGAAGAAGCCGAGCGAGAGGCACGCTACTTCCTTGATAATGTGCCTCAAAAAGTAAAATACTTGTGCCTCGACTACGAAGATCATGCAAGCGGAGATAAACAGGCAAATACAGATGCTTGTATTCGCTTCATGGAAATCCTAAAAGAAAATGGCTACGAGCCAATCTATTACAGCTACAAGCCATTCACGCTCAATAATATCTATTATGAGCAGATTCTTGCGAAATTCCCAAACAGTCTTTGGATTGCTGGATATGGTTTAAATGATGGTAACGCTGACTTTGAATATTTCCCAAGTATGGACGGAATCCGTTGGTGGCAATACTCTTCAAATCCGTACGACAAGAACATTGTTTTACTAGATGATGAAGAAGCTAAGCCAAAATGGAAAAGAAATGATACTGGATGGTGGTGGGAGGAGTCAGATGGTTCTTATCCTACAAACTCATGGAAACAAATCAACAACGAATGGTTCTACTTTGATGATCATGGCTATTGCCTAATCAATCGTTGGTTTAACGATGGTAAGGACTGGTTCTATCTTGACCAGCGTGGTGCTATGGTCACAGGCTGGATGTACATTGGTAATTACTGGTATTATTTCAAGTCAGACGGTCGCATGGCTAAAGGTTGGGTAAAATACCGTGAAACTTGGTATTATCTTGATGAAAAGAATGGAGATATGAAATCAAATCAATTCATCAAATCAGGCAACGGCTGGTACTACCTCAAACCAGACGGCACGATGGCAGACAAGCCAGAGTTCACAGTTGAGCCAAATGGCTTGATTACGACAAAATAAAATGTGATATAATAGTTATGAAGTAACGGAGGAAATTATGGATCACGAAAAAATCGGTCAGGTTACCG